GTCAAGGCGGTCGGGGCGTTCAAGGCGGTGTCCGGCGCGGTCTCTGACGTGACCTCGGGGATTTCCGGGCTGATCGCCAAGATCACCGGCTCGCAGGCGGCGCTGGCCGGGCAGGCGGCCGAGACCGAGGCGCTGACCGCCGCGACCGAGGAGCAGGCCGCCGCGACCGAGGAGGCCGCCGTCGCGCAGGGAGGCCTTGACGTGGCGATGGACGCCAACCCGATCGGCCTGGTCATCATCGCGGTCGCCGCGCTGATCGCCGTCCTCGTCCTGGCGGCCACCCACTTCAAGGACGTCGAGCAGTGGGCGAAGGACGCCTGGCATGCCCTGGAAACCGGTGCCACCGCCGCCGAGCACGGCGTGGTTGCCGCGTTCGACGGGATCTGGCACGGGGCCACCTCGGCGTTCGATTCGGTGCGGGCCGAGGTCGGCCGGCTGCCCGGCCAGATCCTCGCCGCCGTCGCCAGCTTCGGGCACCTGCTCTGGTCGGCCGGCCAGCAGCTCCTCGAGGGCCTGGTCGGCGGGATCGAGTCGATGATCAGCGACGTGATCCACGAGGTCGAATCGGTCGGGTCGAGCATCTTGCACAGCATCGAGTCCGCGCTGGGCATCGGGTCGCCGTCGAGGGAGATGTACGCGCGCGGGATGTTCGCCGGGCAGGGCCTGGCCCTCGGCCTGACCGACAGCATCCCGCTGGTCATCGGCGCGTCGAGCCAGCTCGCGCAGGCCACCCTGTCGGGGATGTCCGGCGCATCCAGCCGGCCGGTCGCGGGCGCCGCCGCGGGCGCCTACGGCGGTGGCGGTACCATCATCCATCAGCTCGTCGTGAACGGGTTCGTGGGGAACGAGTCGCAGCTCGCAACCCAGATCGTGGAAACCCTGAACAGGCAGGCGCGGCAGCTCGGCGGCCGCAGCCCGCTCCAGGGAGTCCAGTCCTCATGATCACCCTGAACTCCGAGGGCGGCTTCGAGTTCAGCGACCCCGGCGATGACGTGATCAGGGACACGTTCGGCCTGATCCTCGCGATCCTGCGGCTAGACGAGGACGGCCAGCAGGCCATCCTCGACAACGCCGACCTCCGCGGGCTGGCCTTCACCTGCGCGGCCATCGCTGCAGCGTGCGTGACCGCAACGGTCCGCCGCGACGAAACCGACCTCGACACGCCACCGGCTGCGCTGACCGGCGAGCAGTTGCAGCACGCCCAGGCCTTCCTCGCCATGGCATTCACCCGGCCCGGCGACCCGGATCATCATCCGGGAGACCTGTGATGGCCGGGTGCTGCTCGGCGTGCCAGGGGCCGCTCCCGCCGCACGGCGCCTACACGGTGACGGTGAGCCTGCCCGCCAGCTCGCCGCGGTCCTCGCGGCTGGCCGGAACCGTGTGCGGCCCGCAGTGTCTGGCCGAGCTCGCCGGCAAGATCGCCGATGCCGCGGCCCGGCGCGACCAGCGCCGCGGCCGTGACGACCTGGCCGCGCTGATGTGCGCCCGGCCGAAAGGCCGGTGACGGCCATGCGGGGTGCCCGGGCGCGGCGCCGCGAAGAGCAAGCCGGACTCCGGTCCGAGATCGCCAGGGTGCTCGCCGACGTCACCTGCGGCTCGTGCGGGCGGACGTTCGAAGGGCAGGCCGCGTACACCGTCCACGATGAGCACGGCCAGTGCCTGGCAGGCGACGCACACGGCCAGCTCGTCCAGCTCGAAGACGGAAGATGGGGGACCCGGTGGCGACACCCGGAGATCACGTAGGCGTGGCCGTGCGCCTGGCGACACTGGCCGGGACCGCCGTGCGCCTCAGCCGGGCGCTGCTCGGCCCGGCGGCCGCGGCCGCCGTATCCATCGGCCTGGGCGAGCTGGCCGGGCATGTGTTCGGCCGCGGCCTGGCGCCGTGGGTGGCCATCGTGATCGGGGGAGGGTTCGGGCTGCTGCTCGCCAGCGAACTCCACGCCGCGCCGCGGGCACCCATTGACAGACCTGAGGCTTAGACTTTGGAAGTTACAACACTTGAGAACTTCCACGACTTCGGGAAGTACAAACCGGCCCGTCAGGGGCCGGGGGACCTTTTCCGGCAGCACGCTGCCGCTGCCCCGCCACCAACGGGAGGGAACCCTGATGGACGAGCAGACCGACACTTACCTCGACCTGCAGCAGAACCTGCGCCAGGCCCGGCGCGTCAAGCGGATCCAGACCAGCCACCTCGACGCGGTCGACCACGCGCTCACCCTGGCCAGCCGCGACCACCAGTACGCCCGCATGGCCGCCACCGTGCTCGCCATGCAAGACGGGCCCCGCGCGAAGGTCACCGAGCCCCGCACGTACTCAGCGGACGGACGGCACTCGTGGTTCGCTGACGTGTTCCGCGCCGAGCGGGGCAGCGACAAGGAAGCCCGGGCCCGGCTGCAGCGGCACGCCGCCGAGGCCGCAGCCGACGCGCCCGGCCGGGCCGAGCTCGGCAAGCAGGCCGCCGAACGCGCCTACCTGGCGGCGTTCGGGTCAACGGCAGGTGAGCGGCGGGCGCTGGCCGAGTGGACCGGAGCGGGCCGGGCCCTGTTCGAACAGCGGGCCGCTACCCGGGTCGACGGGCAGGGCGGCTACCTCGTCCCGCCTTCGTGGCTGATCGACCTGGCAGTCCCGGCGCCGCGCGCGGACTCGGCGCTGCTCGCCGCGGTAACCCAGATGCCGCTGCCGGACCGGTGCGACTCGGTCAACATCCCCATCCGGACCACCGGGACCGGGACCGGCGACCAGCAATCCGACGCCGGCCCGGCCGCCTCGCGGGACCTGGCCGACAGCTTCGCGAACGCGATCGTCCGCACCATCGCGGGCAACCAGGACGTATCCCAGCAATGGCTCGAGCAGGGCATCGGCGGCGCCGGAGGCGCACTGGACCAGATCATCTGGAATGACCTGCACGCCGACGCGCAGCTGCGCCTGGACGGCGTCCTGATCCTCGGCGCGACCAGCAACGGCCAAGGCCTCGGCCTGCTGCCGCCCGGCACCACCGTCGGCACGTCCCTGGCCGTCTACGCGCCCAACAGCAACACCAGCAGCGGCCAGCAGCTGTACTACAACGGCGGCTCCGGCACGACGCTCGGCACCACGATCGGCCAGTGCGTCTCCGGCGTCACCCGGGCCCGGTCCAAGCGGCCCAGCCACATCCTCACCCACCCCTGGGTGTGGGACATGATCTCTACCCAGGCCGACCAGCAGGCCCGGCCGTACGTCGAGCCGAAGGGCCCGCACCCGGTGCCGTTCGGCGCCGAGCCTGCGCCCGGCGTCATCGGCCACATCGGCGGCCTGCCCGTCCTCGGCGACCTCAACGTGCCCACCACGATGGGCGGCACCAGCCCGCCCTACCTCGGCATCGTCAGCGGCGCCCAGCTCGCCGGACAGGCAGGATCCGGCACCGGCTCCTCATACACCCCGGTCATCCCGGTCGTCGCCGATGACCTGTACGTGTTCCTCGGCCAGCCGCACATCCGCCTCCTGCGCGAGGTCATCTCCGGCGCCGGGCAATGGAGATTCCAGCTCTACCGCTACTACGCGGTCATGCCCAACCGGTACCAGGCCGTCGCCGCCGGGACGCTGCCCAACTCCGGGGGGTGGGCGGTCGGCGCCTGCTCGAGCTACGGCATCGTCACCCAGCAGGGCTCCAACTCGCTCCTGTCGATCACCGGGCAGGGATTCTGATGGGCGCCGTCAGCCAGCGGACCGCCAAACCTGACGGCGGCGACAGCACCACCGAGCTGGAGGCCCGGCTCGCCGCAGCCGAGCGGATGATCACCCTGCTGATGCGCGTCGCCAGCCGCGCCGCCGTCAGGTACAGCCGCGGCGCTACCAGCGCGACGTTCAGGCGCATCATCACCAGCGAGATGACCCTGGCCACCGGCGAGGAGGCCGCCGAGATCGAGGCGTGGCTCACCGATCACCAGGGCGGCTGACATGCCCGTCTTCGTGCCCCTCCGGCCGATCACCTGGGGGAAGCTCGCCCTGATCCCGCACCGCGAGCCCGCGGCCCGCACCCAATGTGCGGCCTGCCGGGGTGGCGGCGAGATCAACGGCGTCTACTGCCGCATGTGTCGCGGCTCCGGGTATCTCGGACCGGACCGGCGCGGCGCGGCCAGCGCCCAAGCCGACGCCTACTGAACGGGAAAGGACCCGCCCATGACCACGCCACCAGCACCAGCACCGGCGGCCGCGCCCAGCGACGCCGACATGATCGAAGCCACCTTCCGAGCCCTCGGCAGCCTCGTACCCGGCGCCGCCCAAGGCAACCCGGACCGCCGGCAAGCCGACACCATTACCCAGCTCGCCCGCTACGGCGCGGCCGACACCGACCTCGCCACCATCACCGCCTGGCTCACCGCACGGCAGAAGTGACCACCATGAACCGGGCCGACTACGAGGAATGCCAGCAGCAGTTCGCCGACGACATCGACGAGGACATCATCAGCGATCCGGACGTCCCGGCGGGCGTCCGCGCCCGCGTCCGCCGCGACCTCGCCGCGCGCCGCGCCCTCATGGGCGGCCGCGAATACCGCGCCACCAGCCAGCCCTGGTACCCGCGCAGCCGCCAGCTGGCCGACCCGGACCTCGAGCTGCGACGCCGGAGGCTGCGCCTCCTCGAGCTGCAGGTCACCTAGCAAGGCACCCGGTCATGCCTTGGAGGTTTTGCGACTGCTCCGGGTGCCCGGCCTGCCCGCAACGCGGCCAGGGCCACCTGTACGATCGCGCCACCAGCCCCGGGCATAACAAGTGCGCACCATGCCAGCAAGTCGCCGACCGGCAGCACGAACAGCGGCGCGGCACAACCGCACAGCGCGGCTACGGATCGGCACACCAGCGCACCCGCGCCGCCGCCGTCGAAGTCTTCCGGCCAGGCCAGGCATGCGCACGCTGCGGCCGCCCCATCTGGCGGGCCGCGGACGCCGACCTCGGCCACACCGACGACCGGCAGGGCTACCGCGGCCTCGAGCACTCCGCATGCAACCGGGGCGCCAGCGCCCAGTCCCGGCGCGGACGGCCGCCACGGTCAGCACCCGCACCGCCATCGGGCGACGACGGCGGCGACTGGGTGGGGATCCTGTGACCGCGGCGCCCGCGGCGGCCCTTACAGCGCGCCCTTACGAACCGGCTGGCCACCATCACCGGCAGGGATGGTACGCCCGTACACTGACAGCACGACGGCAGATCGCAAAGCCGCAGGTCAGACGGCATGCACACATAGTGATAGCGGTATGTCCTATTATACGGCTTTTTTAACAGTTAGAGCATGGGTGACCCCCTCTCTCCCATTTTCTCCCGCGTGACTGCTGAAACAAACGAAAATGATCATGAAACTGAAGCAGGTGACGAAACGTGGCGACGGACGGTAACCACCCCGGGCCTCCCGCCGCTCCGCGTCCGCCGCGCGGCCTGAAGACTCCCGGCCGCAAGCTGTGGAACGACGTCCAGGCCCGGTACGAGCTGGAGATGCACGAGGAGCTGCTGCTCCTGGAGATGTGCCGGACCGCGGACACCCTCGACCGGCTGGCACGGCTGATCGCCGCGGACGGACCGGCAGCGGGGTGGGCGACGGTCGAGGCGCGGCAGCAGCGGATCGCGTTCGCCCGCCTGTCGGCGGCGATGAGGCTGCCCGCCGGTGACGAGTCCGACCATCAGGCGGGTGCGCGGCGGCCGCAGCGCCGGGTCGGGGCGCGCGGGGTGTACGGGGCTTTGAGGAGGGTGCAGTGAAGCCGCGGGAGCTGCCGCGGGCGGCGGCGGTGGCGCCGCCGCCTGAGCTCCGGCAGTTCACCGACCCGTCACGGCCGGGCCACCAGGGTGCGGACCTCGGGGTGAACGTGTACCCGGACCGGGCTGCGTGGCTGGCCGCCCGCCAGGCGTGGGCGGCCGGGCACGGCAAGACGGTGAGCCGGTGGTGGGACGACCTGATGGAGGAGGTCAGGCGGGACATGCGCGAGGGCCGGTGCACGCTCGGCGAGGCGAACGACATGTTCCGGTTCGACGTCGAGGACGACGACTTCACCGACCCACGCCTGACGGCTTGTCATCAAGACGTTCCGAGTCATCTATCGTCTTAGACGTTAGAGGCGTTTGAACGTCTCCGCTTGTAGACGTTGGGCGCCGCCTGAGCGGCCCGGGAAAGGACGCCATTTCCTGTCATTCGCGGGATAAACCGGGAACGCTGTGAAATGCGGGGGCCATTCGCCGGTGATCGGGCGGAATACGGCGGCGCGGCCCGCAGCGTCGTGCTGGGGCCGCGCCTCGGGGGCCTGGTTACCTCGGCTCGGGGAACGGGGTCGGTACGCCGTCCTCCTTGCTGGCCGTCCTGATCGCGTCGCAGAGCACGTCGGCCTGGAGGTTGACGCGAGCCCGCTTCGGCCGGCCCCAGTCCACCACAGCCACGACGGTCAGGCCGGACAGGTCCTCGGTGATCTCGATCGCGAACGACCGGCCAGCCATCGCCCGGATCCGGACGTCCCCGAAACCCTCGCTCACGATGCCATCTCTGTTCGCGGTGCTGACCATCGCGGACAGCTTGGCGTGCTCGTAGGGAAGGCTGTCGCTCATCGGAAAAGGCTCCTCATGATGGTCCGGGTGATGGTCCGGCGGGCGAGTCTCCTGCCGAGGATGGCGGGGCCGCGGCGGCCGGCCTGATAGTCGCCGATAGTGCGCTGGCCGAGGTAGAGGCCTCGCCTGATCTGTTCGAGGTCGTGCTGGTGGCCGCATCGCTGGCAGGTGAAGCCGAGAGCACTGGCGTGGCGGCTCATGGGAGCATCCTCCTGCCTCGCGGGGCGTGGTGGAACAGGGCGCAGGCCTCGACCACCACGCCGACCGCTAGGCGGTAGGTGTCGGCGCCGTCGGCGAGGTCCTGGAGGAGGCGCGCGGCGGCGCGGGGGCGGAGCATGATGCGGAGGGCGGCGCCGCGGCGCAGGCGCAGCGGCCGGGGCGGGTCGCCGATCCGTGCGGGGCTCACTGGTACCACCCGCCGAGCAGCTGCTGGCCGATGACGAGGTCGCCGAGCATGCGCCAGTGGGCGGCCCGGCCGCGCGCCAGCTCGTCGGCGGCCCGGGCTTCCGCGGCGGCGGCCTGCGATTGGCACGTCCGGCAGGTGTCTTCCGGGTGGTGCCTGGGTAGCGGGGTGCCGCAGCCCTGGCATGCCCGCGCCGTGGTGGTGGTCATCGCTGCAGTCGACGCGCCGGACGGCCGGGCGGTTGACACCGGCGTCGGGCCGGTCACTGCTGCTCCCGGGCGAGCCGCGCCTCGAGCGCGTCTAGCAGCCCGCCGAGCATCCAGGCCGACGCGATCTTCTGCCCGCCCTGCCAGGCCGTCCACGGGGACGCGTGCGTCTCCGGCGGCATGATCGTGATGTCCGGGTGGGCGGCTTCAAACCGTGCCCGCCGGACGAGCGGTTCGTCCGGGTCGCCGCCGTCGACGGCGCGCAGGCCCGGCCGCGGGGTGGAAGAATCACTCATTAGGTCGCCTCCTGTGTAGGCGGTCAGGGCCCGGTCTGGCGGTGACTCGCTGGCCGGGCCCGCTGTTATACGGAGCGGATTCGTATGCTACCCGCCAGTTCCACCAACGTCCATAGGAGTCCATTGGTGGACCCCTAAAGATGCAGGTGAGCGTACGGGTTTCCTATGGTGATCATGTGACTGTCGATCATGACGCCGAGGAGCCGCTGTACCTGCAGCTGGCGGCGATCCTGCGCGCCGCGATCGGGTCGGGGGAACTGGAGCGCCGGGTTCCTTCGGTGAAGACGCTCACGCAGCAGTACGGGGTGGCGCAGGGCACCGCGGAGCGGGCGCTGGCGGTGCTGCGCGAGGAGGGGCTGATCCGGTCGAGGATGGGCCGCGGCCACTTCGTCATCCCGCCGGGCGAGCGGCGCTAGCTGCCCGGCCCGGCGCCCTCGGTGCCCTGGGGCTCGCTGAGCCGGATGTGCTCACGCTCGAGGTCGGCCAGGTCCTCGTCGAGCTCGAGGGCGAGGTTGGCTGCGCGGGTGATCCGGTTGGCGAGCAGCAGTGCCTCGCTTGCGCTGAGCATCGCGGTGGCGAGATGTTCCTCGTCGTCGCCGTCCGGTTCCATGTGGATGGTCACGCCGACCAGGCCGCCAGTGACGAGGCCGCCGTGTTCCGGGCAGGTTTCGTTGTCGAAGACGTGCTCGACCTCAATGTGGGTGCGGTCGCCTGCCTCGATGTAGCCGACGAGCCGGGACTTCACCTCCGCGTCGTCGTCGTGCTCGTGG